ACAACAACAAGAGGCTTACACTGATTCTGCTTAATGATCACAACAGGCTCTTTGTTACCGTGGACAGAAGCCTGTTTGTAGAACTCATAGACAGCAATCTTAGCATAGCTCTTGCATTCTATCTGAATAGGATAAATCTTACGAGCAGCAGGAGATAGCTTTACGTCTTCTCCTGGTGCTCCCATGCTGGTACTGACAACATCGTCAGGCTCTAGCTTAGGAGCATGTTCCAGTAGCTTCTTAGCCACCCACTGCTGTAAGAGTCTTCCCTTATTCTTCGCGCTGCTCGGATTCATCAGTGTGGTCTTCCACAGTAGCGGAAAACTGATGCAGGAAGTTTCCGAAAGTGTCTACAAAGTCCTCATCGTGGCTGTTCTTACCCATAGTGAACAGGATAGCGTGTACCAGTTCATGGTAGAAGGTACTCAACTTAGCTTGTTCTGGCATATCCCGACGAATACGCAATAGTGCCTGAGCAGGCTCACAGTTGCCCATCTCAGTCAAGTGATCTACTTCGTAGACTTCCCAGACTGTTCCTGCAAGCATGAAGGAGGACACCAAGGTTCCATCACGCTTCTCCGTAGCCACAGGAGATTGGCATTCTCCAGAATCCTTGACGAGTCCATACCGTTGTCGTCGTACACTTTGCATATAACCTCGTATAGTTCTTGCTCAGTCTTACAGTCCCTGAGCAGTTTGTTAGCCTTGACAGGACCGATACCTCTAACACCTTCGATGTTGTCTGTACGATCTCCTGTCAGCATTTGTTTGTAAAAGTTCTTCAGTCCATCAAACTTGCTGATGTAGTAGCGTTCATCCTTCACAGGGTTGTAGTGCCATCCTTCAAGTTGATCCAAGTCTTTGTCAACATGAACTATCCAGCAACCACCCTTGACAGACTCTCTAGCCACTGCATCGTCAGCCTCATCACCGTCTGTTATCTCAGCCCCTAGCTTCACTAGATGTTCCCGCAGGATATCGTAGTGTGGAGGCTTTGCAGCATCTTTACGGTTGCCCTTATAGGGCACATGCTTGGCTACTTCGTACCTGAAGTTGTTCTTGCCTGTGATCCAGGCTTTGTAGTCATCACACTTGAGAATACGATAGACAACATCCTGTAGGAACTCTGTTAAGTGATAGCAGACCCTATCGTTCGGTCCTTCTGGATCAGCGAAGGAGACACGATAAACGAGAAAGTCTGCATCAATTAACGCTAGCTTCAGATCATCACAGGATGTCGTCATTCTCTTCTGCTACGCTGCCCTCAGGGTTGTAAGTCTTGAGTTCAGTCACGATCAGCTTCTTGATCGTAGGAGACGCACCGAACTTAGCCGACATCTTATGACGATAGGAAGACACCAGAGCCACAACCTTAGTGCCATTACCGATCTTCGAAATGTCAACCTTGTTACCATCTTCGTCTACAGGTTCAAATACAAACTTGGACTTAGCAACCACATAGCGCCCCATAGGATCACGGTCTTTAACCTTGACGCCAAGCTGGCCCTCAAGAGCCTTCACAGCAGCTTCACTGAGGCCGCCGAGGCAGCACTCGTACTTATTGTTTTCTTCATCAAACTTGGTGTTGAAGCTGCTCATGAAGTTAGCCCAGAACAGTTCACCAGAGACTTTGACAGGCTTGAAAACATCACTCATTGTTTGTTCCTTTACAATTAAAACTTGGTGCGGAAGATCGGAGTCGAACCGATACGCCTAACGGCGAGGGATTTTAAGTCCCTTGTGTCTACCTATTTCACCACAACCGCAGAAACGTCAGTGTACCACAGTATCATTATCGTTGTCAACATCATTTAGCATAAAGTGTACAGCTTGTAGGGCTTTATACAACATTCCTGCTATGTAGACAGGATTTAAGTCCTCTGATGAGGATACATGCAGTTCATCATCGATGACTCGCAGTATAATCATCTGTTTAATGGGTGTTTCTGTGTCGTTCGACATACTCAGCAGCCTTTCTCATCAAAGTTGCGTTGTCTTTGAAAAGACCTAAGGCTCTGTTGCAGTTATGACACAAGAGCTTCCTGACTTTTCCTGTTGTGTGGTCGTGATCCACTGCTAGTTTTTCGTTATGGTTGTTATTTCCAATAAGAAAACCCTCACTTGAGCACAGATAACATTTGTAATCTTGCTCCTCTTTCATCTTTTCTAGTAAAGCATCATCTATGCCATAGTTCCTCTTGTAGTAAGCATTCTTTCCTTTACACTTGGAAGAACAGTACAGTTGCGAGGGATTAGTGGGAGTAAAAGTGCTATCACAAGTTTTACACCTCTTATCCTTGAAATATCCATTAGGATACTTAGTGAGTTTCATACCAGTTTTTTCCTATGTTACCAGAGGCATCAACAGGACAGCGAAACTTCATATCTGTTCCCGCCTTCTGTGCTGCCTCAATTATAACCTGTTTGATCTCCTCAGCGTGTTCTGGTTTTGCTTCAACTTGGACTTCATCGTGTACCCAAGCAACTAACTTGTACGGGATTTTTCTTTTCTTAAGTTCCTCTGAAAAATTAACAATCCACTTCTTAGCGATAATGGCCCCTGCTGATTGAAGAAGCGTATTGAGTGCAGAGTGCTCCGAACGAATCCACAGTTTGCGCCCATCAAGACCCGGTATCCAGCCTTTCGAAGCGAAATCAGAAACCTTTTTCTTAAGTTTTGCGTAAGCGGGAACGTTCTTTTCAAAAGAATCAATAATTTTTTTCCCTTGAGCCTGTGTACCACCAATAATAGTTCCCACTTTTCCTGGCGAAGCTCCGTAGAGTACGGCGTATAGTGTCGTCTTCGCATGGTTTCGTGTAGAAACTCCAAACGCTGCTTGGTTTCTTGTATGTACATCTGTACCATCTTCCTGCTTTCCGTAGACAATAGCCTTGGTATACTCAGGATCTCTGAGGTAGTGAGCAAAACATCGCAGTTCAATACCAGATAAGTCTACACCAATCAGTACGTTTCCTTCTTCAACAGTCCAGCACTGACGACACTCTTTACCATAGACGCTACCAGTGTTGGGTATCTGTCCCATGTTTGGTCCTGAATGTGTAGCTCTGCCTGTCACAGCACCATTAGTGATCACCTTACCGTGTACCCTGTTGTCATCACCCAGAGCCTCCATCCATGATTCAATCTGTGCTACACGTTTCTGGAGCATCAGATACTCTGCAATCATCTTAGCCTCTGGGAAGTCTAGCTTAGACAACACTCCTTCATCGACAATGGGTTGTCCTGTCTCTGTGAACAGAGCAGGCTTCCACCCTAGTTCAATCAGCTTTTCTCCGATTTGCTTTCTCGATCCTGGGTTGAACTCAACCAGTTTGGGTTTAAGAGACTTGCCAGTTTTCTCGGAGACTCTTGGGACTTCATAGGCAGGCCAACGTTGCTGCATTGACTCATAAACTTCTGCCATTCTTCCTTTGATGTCAGCAAGTAGACTGGTCGCATACGGGATGTCGAGTTTGAATCCATTACGTTCCTGCTGTGAGACTATCGCTGCTACTTGGTGCTCAAGTTCAATGCTTTCATCAGAGAACTCCTTCTTCTTTAGTTGACTTGTAAGGTTATTGTAAAGTAGTTCTGTTACTTCAACATCACCAATACAGTATTCAACAAGAAGAGCATCAAAAGGATCATCAAAACACTCCCCACGATAAAGTTGCTTACGCCCTGCCAGTTCTTCCCATCGGATCGCATAGTCAATCTTCTCCTTCCCGAGTGTCTTTCCCCATGCCTCTAGGCTGTGACCGTGCTCTCTGCTCGGCTCTAGCAGTCTTGATGCTATCAAGGTGTCGAATACTGTCTTCAAGCGTATCTTCGTCCCCCATGTACGATTGAGGATCGGAGCATCGAACCCGATGATGTTTTGTCCGATAATCAATGTAGCGTCCTTTATATACGCCTGTAGGCTGCTTGCTTCCTTCCATGTGTGTACTTTCCCAGTGTCAATGTCTTTAGTTACTACTAGGTGAATCTTCTTTGCCTTGCTGCATGTCTCGATGTCGAGAACAATTCTCATATGCTTCTTTCAACTGCTCATACTGGTGGATCAATAGTTGATACTTGTGTTGAAGATCGTCATACTTTCCCTGTAGCTCCCAGACTCTACCAATCAACTGTTCAAGACTGATCACAACAACTCCTCTTCAACTTCACACATTCTACCAGTTTCTGTATCAAAACGCAAGTGGCAAGCAGGGCCTGTGTAGCCATTGAATCTGTTCTTAGCCACAGCAACCTTGGTTGTATGCCTCTCTGCTTCATTCTCAGCCATGCTGTTACGCTCCAATGTCACCACAGCATCCGACAACTGAGCAATGGCACCAGAGCCACGCAACTGTGACAACGACACAGATTGTCCATCTTCATGTCCTGCATTGCCTTGAGGCCTGCGTAGGTGAGACACACAGAACAGTGTGATCTCCAGTTCCTGCACCAGTGTCCTCAGCTTTGTCATCAAGTTGTCAATGGCTTTACGCTCATCTCCAAGATCCTGGCCTGAAATGACAATAGAGATATGATCCAGAAACACAACGTGGCAATCAAGAGCTTTTGCCATGTATCGGATCCGGTTAAGGATGTTATCAATGTCCGTTGATCCAAAATGATCAAACAGAAAAACCCTGCCAGTACCAAGAGTAGCATCGAAAGAATCATGGAGTTCCTTTTCAGTCACTGGTGTATCAGGCAAGTGTAGCATCTTGTTAGCATGTACTGACATGATGCTTCGTGCAGTCTTGCGTACAGATTCCTCAAGGAACATCGCACCGATCTTGAAGTTGGTTGTCTTCAGCAGATGGTACAGGATCTCTCGTAGGAACTGACTCTTACCCAATCCTGATCCAGCAGTTACAGTGATAAGCTCTGATGACCTGATACCGTACAGGAGTTTGTTCAGGCCTTTCCAGGGATACTGTGCGTCTGCTGGCTTTTCTGGCTTGCTAACGTCTTCCCAGAGGTCGGCAGCATTAACGATACCATCAGGGATGTAAGTCTCTGCTCTCCACCATTCATTAACGAATTCCTTCCCAGCCCCAGCAACCAAGTAATCACACGCATCTTTGTATCCTGTCAAGTGTTTAACGATCTTGGCTTTGGTGCCAAACAGTTCAGCTACTTCCTTTGCTGCCTTCTTTCCTGGCTCATCAGCATCAAAGCATATCACCACAGTCTCAAAGGTGTTCAACCACTCAAACTGTGCCTTGCAGTCCTTCAAGGCCGCTTGTGCTCCATTCCTGATGCTCACTGAGGGCCACTGTGACCCTGTAAGCTGAAAGCCTGCCAGTGCGTCTAGTTCTCCTTCGTAGATGGTTACGTACTTGCCACCAGCATGGAACAGATTCTGTCCAAACAATATAGACTTACTGAAAACACCAGAGATACTAAAGTTTTTATCAGCTACACTGCGAGTCTTGTAAGCCGACAACACTCCATCAGAGTCATAGTAGGGATAGTAGTGTTTGCCTTCGTCCTGCTTGACTCCGAACTTCTCGCATGTTGCTCTACTGATGCCTCTATCGGCTATTGACTTGTATTCTCCAGGGATGTCCATGATCAGTCTTTTGTTAATACTTCGTGCTGCTTGGGTATTGTAATTACAGATGTCATCGTATTCTAGTTCATGCTCCTGTTTAGTTGTGCCACACTTGAAGCAATGGAAGTGCCCATCGTCATACACTGCGCCAGCATCTGAGCTACCGCAGTAGATGCATGGAATGTGACGAAGGAACTTTGATTCTGTTTTCATGTGATCCCATGCGCCCGCTCGCTTGGCCGTGGACTTGCCCAGGAACACTCCGCTCGCACTCTTAGGCTCGGCCGCCACCATGTCGCGGAACTGATCTCGGGTGAACGCGCCTGAGGCAAACACACGCGCGGCTTTGTCCGCCATCCCCTGGGAGACGACGACAAACTTTCCGGGAGCAACTCGAACGCGCTTCATGGTGCGACCTTCACAGACAGGTACTTTACCGGACCCACCGCAGGGTGTCGAATGGCTCCCTCCAGCACCCGTTCGTAATACTGCACAAGGTGCGGGAACGGCTCGTTGAGCCGAACTTCCGTGAGGTCGAGCAGCAAGGCCACGGCGCGGGCCTCGAAGTACCACGCCACCGGCTCCTGCACCGGCTCTGCCAGCGCGGCCTTGAGGGCAACCATTGCAGGCAACGCCACAGGGCTGTCCCAATCCTCTAACGCCTCCAGCGCCTGCTGGGCGGCTTCGCGTAGGGTGGTCATTCGTAATCCAATACAGTAGACAGTCTAAACTTAACATCTTCGAGCACATCCAATGCAGACTCATGCTCAGGGACTCCATGCTTCAGATATGACCTGATGCGATGATGACACTCAAGCATCAGACTGTACATATTCTGAGCCTCTGTGGCCAGCTTGAAGGCATGGTTATCATCAGGAAGATCAAACTCTAGAATTGCCTTCATGAATTAGCCCTCAGTTCATGCAGTGCATACTGGTGCACATAATCCAACACATCCTCGTCCAAGACATTAGAAACCTCAGTGCCTCCGATAGTTACTGATTCAACATCGTATTCCTCAGGCTCTGATGGTTCCCATTCGTCGGGATGACCTGAGGTACGCGCAGGAACGTAACGCTCATAACAACCAGTGACGTTGAAACCGACACCACGGACAGTTACATAGACATCAAACTTCATTTAGAATACTCCATCCTCTAATGTATCAAGATACTGTTTCTGTGTTTGCTTTGGTGCCTTGTTGATAACTAACTTATCAGTATCAAAGTCAGTGTATACATAAAAGGGCCAGTGTGCACGATACTTGATTGTCTTAGGTTCGACAAGAGTATCCAAAGGATTAGCATTAGGCTTAGTCTTCATATCCATTGATCCTGTTCAAAGCCTCATCAATGCGTGCTTTTACATGCTCCCAGCCATATTCGACAACAAGGTCTGCTATCTCATTGTAAATACCCCAATGATACATATCTTTCATCATCTGGTTGCATTCATTGATATATTCCTGGGAAGCTGTCAAAGAATCATCAATCAAATCAAAGTCAGACATTATCAATCCTCATGTTAAGTTTTCATGAAAATATATACATGATGATGTTGTCATGTACATTAATGTAACATTAAAGTACATAATAACATAATGTATGTTATATAACATTATATATGTTAGTCATCAAAGAAAGCATCAATGTAAGCATCATTGTACTCTATAGTATACATAGTGTCAAGATCAGGTGTTGTATCCTCGCAACACTCAAGGTCACCCCTGGTGCGTACTGGAATGTCTTCATCTTGGCAAATGTCTTCAAGACAACTGTTACAGACATCAAGGAACTCGTTTGTCTCAGCATGACGACGGGTTGACTCAAAGTCTGAAAGGGCTTTATTGCAGCATGAACAACGCATTAGGCTACCTCGGTATAGGTTGAATGGTTTTGATCGATCCTAGAGGCTTCTAGAGGCCTTCTAGGGGCATTGGTGAGTTGGTACAAAGCATCGTTGAGCATCATCACAGAGCGAACAGGTATGCCATACCTCAGTTCTAACAATGCTTCATTGATTGTACGTGAAGCGTGCTTGCAGATCTGTTGTAAAATAACAACAGTGTCTTCTAGTTCCTGCCTTGTCATGGTTGAAGGATTCATTGTGGAACTTTCTTGATTACAAACAAGCCCATAGGGTTACCCTCATGGTCTAAGTCATTAACCCAAGCCCAGAACTTAGCATCTACTCGGTCAAGAAACCTAGCAGCAATAACACCGCTAGACTTAAAATATACACCATACATTTTAATCCTCCAGTGATTGATTATCTGTAACGATTAATGAAACAATATATCTTTCCTCCTCTAGTATCTCATGCTCGGATACTTCGGGAATATCTGTTTCTAGAATATCTTTCACAATTCACCTCCGGCCATATAGGCACCATAATAGTCTTCAATATCTCGACAATCTATTGCGAAGCATTGCCCGGAATCATAAGCTGCCAAGTTCATCGCTTGGAAGAAATGGACAGAGAGTCCCCAACATGCTAGTAGGATGTGTTTCATGCTACCTCAGTAAACAAAGGCTTAGAGGTTTCAAGGCAGTCAGAGAGCATTTCGATTAGATTAGACACGTCCTCATCATTAACCCATAGGGTACAGTCGCCCATACCAGCAAACGATACTTTAATCATGGTCTGCTTTATCTCTCCATGACGGAGCACTACGAAAGGATATTTGGATCGATGATAGGTGTAAGGGTGCATTGCATCGTTTTTCATGGTTTCTCCAATGCTCAGAAGTTAGCAAAGACAATGGTATCGTCAGTCTCGCCAACAATGCTGGTGCGATCTTCCAGGAAGTCGCGCACAGTCTCCCACAGATCATCCTCAGCAGCATCATATGGGATGTTAAAGGCTTCGATGATCTCCTCTGGCGTCATCTCGTAGTAATCGCAGCAGATTTCGACAACATCCAACACATAGCCTTCCACATCGTCCAAATAATCAAAGAGTACTTTAAAACCATCATACGAGAACTGATCCTTGCGACCAGCGGCACGGAAGGCGTCACGGAAGTCTGAGAGGGTTACGCGAGTAAACACGATGTTAGTCCTTTGAAGGGTTAACAATGATGCAACAATGCATCCGATAAGGGCCACCAGTGTAGCCCCTAGGTGGATGGATTGTCAAGCATTGGAAAGCTTGATTGTGATGATCTTTTTCATACC